TAGAAGAGTTACAGTTATGGGATTGTTTTAGTTATCATGTAGCTGTAATCCAGAAATGTAATCCCGGGACAGGGCGTTGCAAGTATTTATCCCCAAGTAAAAATTGGCACTACGGAACTTATTTATTTACGATAGATTCTGCTCACCCTGATCCCAATATTCCTGATGTCGGATATTCTGAAGTCCCGAGCCAACATAAGTCGTTTAATATTCTAGAACTAGATAACGGCCACTATGCAGCGCAACCCAATAACCGAGTTATATTTTACGATAAAAGTTTGTCTCCGAAAGAAATGACGTTCCCAGATTATAAAGTTTCGACTATTGAATATAGTGTCGAGCATCATTCTAAATGGGTCGCAGGAGATGATGAAAGTTTCTTTTATGAACTTAGAGATACTACAAAAAGCTGAACAGATAATATTAGATAAAAACGCTCCTCAAGAGATTCGAGAAAAAGCGTTCCTGGTCATCAAGAACCAAAAAGAAAAACAGGAAGTATCTGGAGCACAAACTTCGATACTAAAGTTTGCTCAACATATGTATAATGGATACAATACTCCTGCTCATATACAATTAATCGCTAAGAATCTAGAGGCGCTTGAAAATAATGAATTTGATCGTTTAGCTATATTCATGCCGCCAAGACATGGAAAGTCGATGCTATGTTCTGAAATGTTTCCCGCCTGGTTCCTTGGTCGTAATCCTAAAAATTTCGTTATTCAATCTACTTACGCTCAAGAACTAGCTGATGATTTTGGACGCAAGGTTCGTAACCATGTGAAATCGGAAGAGTTTATGAAAGTTTTTCCGAACACGACACTTCGAGATGATTCTACTTCAGCGAAACGTTTTCACACAGTTCAAGGTGGAACATACTCAGCAGTCGGTGCGGGTGGTGCTATTACAGGTCGTGGTGCACACTTGCTCATTATTGATGATCCAATAAAAGGGCGTGAAGATGCGGAATCTCAAGTTCAAAGAAGGAATTTAATTGAGTGGTATAAGTCAGTCGCATTTACACGATTAATGCCAGGCGGAAAAATTATTATCATTCAAACGAGATGGCACGAAGAAGATCTCGCAGGTTTCGTTTTAGAAAATGAACCAGGTCAGTGGAAAGTTTTAGATCTTCCTGCGATTAACGATAACGGGGATGCTCTATGGCCGGAAGCCTATCCTATTGAAAAATTAAAAAAGATTCAAGCGACAGTCGGAGAAAGAGTCTGGCAAAGTTTGTACCAGCAGAAGCCATCAGCAGAACAGGGGCAAATTTTAAAAAGAGATTGGTGGCGTGTATGGGATAAGAAAAGATTCCCTGGATGCCACACGATTATTCAATCTTGGGATACTGCGTTTTCAGCGAAACAGTCAGCTGATTACTCAGCGAGAACAACTTGGGGAGTATTTACACATATAGACGAAGAAGGAAGAGATCAAGCTTGTATAATTTTATTGGAAGCTTGGCGTAATCGTGTTGAGTATCCCGAACTACGAAAAGAGGCTCAACAATCATTTTTCGATTGGAAGCCCGATGTCGTCTTAGTCGAGAAACGAGCATCAGGGCAATCATTACTTCAGGACTTACGAAGAGCAGGAATCCCTGTGAAAGAATTTACACCAGATCGAGATAAAGTTTCAAGAGCACATGTCGTAGCTTCCATGTTAGAAACAGGGTTAATTTGGGTTCCTAATGAATCATGGGTAGAAGATTTAATTGAAGAATGTGCTTCTTTTCCATACGGAAAACATGATGACTTAGTTGATACATCAACACAAGCATGGCAACTTATACGAGATAATTATTTAGTTTCTCACCCAATGGATCCCGAAGATGAAGATTGGGACGATAAACCTTATCGAGTATTACAGAAAAAGTCCTTTTACAGTTAAACAAATATCGTTATAGTATTTTTATTATGGCAAGTATGTACAAAGCGACCAAGCCCATGCCGGCAAAATCTAGACCTAATTATGCGAAAGCTTTAATTGAAGAAGATGATCGTTTCTATGATAAATATCCAGGTTGTCTTAGAGATGATGAAATGCTCGTTGAAGCTATGAATAATCCAGGAAAAGAAATTACCAGCGATAGCATGCAAGAAACACCCATTACAATGAGTGGCATGATGGTCATTAAAATAAAGGGGTAAATTATGAAAGGCGATTTAAACAAAGACGGCAAGATGTCATCTTATGAAAAGAAACGTTCTATGGCTATTGAAAAAGCTATGATGAAAAAGGGCGGCAAGAAAAAGAAGATGACTAAAAAGAAAATGTCTACAAAAGACATGATGAAAAAATTAAGAAGTCTAAAAAAGAAGAAAAAGTAATGTATCAAAAAGGTAAAAATGCACCTAGAGGTTCTAGAAAACGTCTTTACACGAGAGACAAAGAACTTCTAGAAGATATTGAAGAACAACAAATAGCTGAAGCGGCCCGTTATGGTATAGATCGTAGTCAAATTACAACAACAGTAAACCCTGACGGTATGGGTAAAGATGCTTCAGCAGCAATAAAAGAATTCCTAAGAAATAGGAAGGAGTAAATTATGGGTGGTAGAAGAAAAGCAAAAGGATCATCTGTGTCAGATGAAGTAATGTCTAATACAAAAAATGTATACCCTGTTTCAGATCAAGACATTAATCGTTTAAAAGCATCTATAGATAATAGTCAAAAGACAACGACAGTAAAACCTGATGGTATGGGAAAAGATGCTGCGGAAGCGATTAAAGAATTTTTAAAAAAGAATAAGGAGTAAATTATGGGTGGAAGTAGATATGATCAGTTAAAAGATATGTTAAAAGATGCTCAAGAAGCTGGCGATGAAGATAAAGCTTCAGAAATTGTACGTGACATAGATTTAGAATTTCCTGATACTGAAGAAGATAAAGACTAATGCCTAGAAAACGAGATAAGCAACCTCCTAAGACGAAGAAATATTTTCGCCCTACTAAAAAGGGTGCGGGTATGACGAAAGCAGGAGTTGCTCGTTATCGTAGAGAAAATCCAGGTTCAAAATTATCAACAGCGGTTACAGAAAAAAATCCTAAAGGTAAACGTGCCGCTAGAAGAAAATCTTATTGTGCTAGAAGTGCGGGTCAAATGAAAAAGTTTCCTAAAGCTGCAAAAGATCCAAACTCTAGATTACGTCAAGCGAGAAGAAGGTGGAGATGTTAAGGAGATCATCTTTTCCAAAACAGATAAAAAATGGCAAAAAGAAAAAAACTAAAAAGAGCACCAAAAGAAAAGGGTGTTCCAAAAAAGTATCTTAGTGGAACTTCTGGTAGTTTACGTTCAAGAAGGGCTGCAGCTATTAAGAAACGAAATAAAAACTATAAGGGAGAGGGAGCACTTCCTGGCGATCTTGATTCTAAAGGAAGATATAAAGGCGGTGCTAAGAAAAGTAAACACACAGCAAAATTTAAAAGGATGTATGGATAATGTCTAATGTAACTAAAGCACTTCAAAATAAAGCCAAAAAAACAGGGAAGTCTGTATCTACGTTAAGAAAAATATATAATCGAGGACTAGCTGCCCATAGAACTTCGGGTCATCGCACGGGCGCTTCTCCACAAGCATGGGCGATGGCAAGAGTTAATTCAGCGTTAACAGGTGGAAAGGCCGCTAAAGTTGATGCTGATATTTTAAAAGGTAAGAAAAGTAAAAATAGAAAAGCAGACGGCACGAAGAAGAAAACGAAAAAGAAAGGCAAGAAAAAGTAATGGCTACTAAATTAGAAAACGAATTAGAAAAATTAAGAAAAGAAAATAAAAGATTAGATAAGGAAGTAAATAAACTTCAATCGAAAGTTTCACAGAAAGATCAAGCGTTAAAAGAAAAAGATTTACATATAAAATTTCTAACTGATCGTTTATCGAATTGGGCAGATAAGTTTTTTGAATTACGAACTAACTTTATAAATTTACCAATCGGAGATAAAGTTAAGCTACAGGAGAGAATGCAAGGTGGCGAGTGAAGAAAAAAATAAAATTGAAGATATATTAGAAGTAGAATCAGACGGTTCTATTAACATAGATATTTCTGAAGATGATGAGGAAGAGGAAGAAGAATTCGTTAATCCTTATAAGACAGATCATTATGCAAACTTAGCTGAAGATCTAGATAAAGATAGACTATCTGAAATTTCTTCTGATCTTTTAACTAAATTTGAAAACGATAAGTCATCTAGAAAAGATTGGGAAGATCAATATTCAAAAGGATTAAAAATGTTAGGAGTAATCTCTGAAGAAAGAGATGACCCATTCCCTGGTGCTTCTGGAGTTCATAATCCTTTAATGGCAGAAGCTGCAACTCAATTCCAAGCAAGAGCGATATCTGAAATGTTTCCACCAGGAGGTCCTGTTAAAACACAAATTGTTGGAAAAATAAGTGAAGAAAGAGAGCGACAAGCACAGAGAGTTCAAGAATTTATGAACTATCAAATTACTCAATTAATGCCAGATTACTTTAGTGAACTAGATCAGATGTTATTTAACTTATCTCTTGCAGGTTCAGCATTTAAAAAAGTTTATTATGACACTACGTTAGATCAAGTATGCACTAAATTCATTCCTGCGGAAGATTTAGTCGTTTCATATAGCACTACAGAGTTAGATACTTCTCCTCGATATACTCAAATTATGAAATTAACTACTAACGATGTTAAAAAATACATGAAAAGTGGTTTTTATCGTGATTTAAAATTAAGTCAAGCTTCAGATGATGGTGAAGATACTCAAATTCAACAAACTTTAGACGAGATAGACGGAATTAACCCTGGTAATAGTGATCAAACTAGACAAGTTTTAGAGTTTCATGTTGATTATAATGTAGTAAATGATGAAGATGATATTGAGTTACCTTACATAATTACAATAGATCGTTCTTCACAACAAGTTTTAGCGATTAGACGCAATTGGAAAGAAGATGACGAGTTACAAAACAAAAGAGTTTACTTCATTCACTATAAATATTTACCAGGTTTAGGTTTTTATGGCTTCGGTTTAATACATATGATTGGAGGTTTACAACATGCAAGCACGGGTGCTCTTAGAGCGTTACTAGATAGTGCTGCATTTGCAAATCTAAATGGTGGATTTAAAGCGAAAGGTGCTCGAATTGAAGGTGGAGATATAACAGTATCTCCTGGTGAGTGGGTTGAAGTCGAAGCTTACGGCGATGACTTGAGAAAATCGTTTATTCCACTTCCATTTAAAGAACCATCGCCTACTTTAATGCAGTTATTAGGAATTTTAACTGAATCTGGACGTAGATTTTCTTCAATTGCTGATGCTATGGTTGGAGATGCAGCAAGTTCAGCACCTGTTGGAAGCATTGTAGCGCAGATTGAGCAAGGATCAAAAGTATTTAGTGCGATTCATAAAAGATTACACATGGCACAAGGAAAAGAACTTAAATTAATCGGTGAATTGAACGGAGAATTCTTAGATAACGAATATCCTTACGAAATTATCGGTGATGAAAAGATGATTAGACGAAAAGATTTCGATGGACGTGTCGATATTATCCCTGTATCAGATCCAAATATTTTTTCAGCGGCACAAAGAATAGCAATGGCGCAAACTGAACTTCAATTAGCACAATCTGCTCCTCAAATTATCGATGTGCGTAAAGCTTATGAACGATTAGTGCGTGCTTTAAATATTCCACAGCCCGAAGAACTATTACTTGAAGAAATAGAGCCAAAAAGAATGGACCCTGTTTCAGAAAATATGGCAGTATTAAACGGAAAGCCGATTGAAGCATTCGCTGATCAAAATCATACAGCCCATATTGCAGTTCATCAACAATTTTTATCAGATCCACGATTTGGTGGAAACAAACAAGCACAACAAGCAATCTTAGGTCCGATGTTAGCACACATGGCGGAACATTTAGCGTATCAATATAAGATGACTATGCAAAATTTAGGAATGCAAGCAGGAATGCAGATGCAAATTCCTAATATAGACTTTAAAGATAAAGATAATGAACAAGGAGAATTATCTCCAGAAGTAGAAAACGCTTTAGCTCAATTCGAAGCACAAACAGCTCAACTTCTAGCTCAAAGTCAACCTCCGAGTGAAGAACAAGTAAAGCAACAACAGCAGAATGCTAAAGATCAAGCTGAACTTCAATTAAAAGCTGAAGAATTAAATATTAGAAAAGCTAGATTTGTAGAAGGTGTAAAGAAAGATAGTCAAGTACAAGATCGATTAAACAAAGAACTTGAACTGAACGCTTTAAAGGAGGGTTTAAAAATAAAGAAAGAGATTAAAAATGAAAAGTAATCGACCGACCGGTGAAGAAATTCGTCAAGCTAAAAAATTTCTTTTAAATAAGAACATTCAAGTTCAAATTATTAAACCTAATCTATTTGCTCAAGCTTCAAAAGAACTTCAAAAAAATTTTAATGAAACACTTACTGCTTTAAGAGAAAGGATATCTAATGCTCAAACTAACGGAAGCAATATTAGAGGAAATAAAAAAACTTAGAAGAGATTTATCTGAACGAACTGTTAATCCAGGTTTTGATACTCACGAACAATATATCAAAACTATCGGAACTGTTTATGGTTTAGATAGAGCCAGAGATATTATTAAAGATATTTCTGAACGATACATGAAAGGAGATATACTCGAAGATGAGTAATATTGTCATGAATAATGATTGGCACACCGATAGTGATGTCGCTGATCCAAAAGAACTACCAATCCCATGTGGATATCGAATACTTATTCGACCAATCGCACCAATTAAAAAAACGAAAGGTGGAATTATCTTAACTGATAAAGCTGTAGAAGATCAAGCTTATCTTAATAGCAAAGGAAGAGTAGTTGCTATGGGAAATGAATGTTACGATAAAAGCCAAAAACCATGGTGTACAATTGGTGATTATGTAGTATATGGTAGATACGCAGGAAGTAAGATTGACGTAGGTGGCGTTAAGATGCTCTTGCTAAATGATGATGAGATATTAGCAGTTTTACCAAACCCTGATATCTTAACAACTAAAGTATAAACACGTGGCTCACACCCACGCAATACATGGGAGGTTAAACCATGATAGACGAAGAACTAAAAGAAGTTGAGGTAACTCTTGACGAAGAAAAAGAAGAACAAACGAATCAAAATCCAATTGAAGAAGCAGTCAATGCGCAACAGTTGGATAATGAAGGAGATTCTTCTGAGAATGCAGAATCAGAAAAGCCTGCATTAGAATCTGAACTTTCTAATCTTAAATCTGAATTAGAAGAAATTAAAAAAGAGCCTTATTCGGAAAGAGTAAAAAAACGTATCGCTAAAGAAGTTGCTAAGACTAGAGCGGCATCAGAAAAAGCAAAAATGCTTGAAGAACGTTTAGCTCGTATTGAAGCTTCTATGCAGGAAAAAGAACAAGAAGAAAAAGAAGTTCAATATAAAACGGTAGCGCAACAATTAAGAGAAGCTATCGAATCTGGTGAAACTGATAAACAAGTAGAACTAATGGAACGTATGTCTGATTTAAGACAAACGAAAACAATAGAGCCACAACAAACAGCAAAACCAGATGTTCAAAAACCACAAGAAGTACCAGAGTTAGCAAAAGAATGGATTGCTAAAAACTCTAGTTGGTGGAATAAATCTGATCACATGGATGCTACTTCTTTAGCTATTGGTATTGATACTCAATTAACTAATGAAGGATATGATCTCAATGATCCAGATTACTATGAAGAGTTAGATAAAAGACTATCTAAGTATTTTCCTAACTTAATGAATCCGCAAGAAACCGCAGATAAAAACACTTCACAAGATGATAAAAAGGTTGTATCTTCAGAACAGAAGAGAGTGCAATCGCCAGTTGCAGGTGTTTCTCGATCAACATCGGGTTCTGCTAAGAGCGTTAAGCTATCTGCTGATGATTTAGCAAATGCTAGAAAATTTGGAATAGATATTAGCGATCCAGCGGCACTGAAAAGATACGCAAGGGAACTTGCTAGTCTTTCAATACAGGACAAATAGAAAAGGAGCCTGATAATGACAACTAAAGAAACACGAGATGAGCTTTCTCGTAAAAAAGCTTGGAGACCGCCATCATTGTTAGAGGCGCCCTCAGCGAGGCCAGGATATAAGCAACGTTGGGTAGCGACTAGCATTTTAGGTCAAGATAACCCAACTAATTGGGCGAAACGAATGAGAGAAGGTTGGCAACCAAGAGATCCGAAGACTGTGTCTAAAGATTTCCCTGTTGCTACTATTGAACATGGAAAGTTCGCCGGTTACATTGGCGTTGAAGGAATGGTTCTCTGTGAAATGCCAGAGGAAATGGTTTCGGAGCGTAACGAATATTATGCAAATAAAACACGAAATCAAGAACTCGCAGTCGAGCATGACTTACATAGATCAGAACAACCAGGTAATCCTATCCAACGAGACCATAGATCTAAAACGACAGTAGGTGGTGAGTAAGGCAATGGCAATTTTAAGGAGGTAAATATAAAATGGCTAACGCAAATCAACCACAAGGTTTTGTGCCTAAAAGACACTTAACCGGCGGCGTGATCAGAGCCAATGAATACCTAATTGCAAATGGAAAAGCTACTAATTTCTTTTCTGGCGATATCGTAGATCTCGGATCAGATGGATATTTAGACACTTTTGCTAATGATGAAAAAGCAATTGGAGTATTTTATGGCGTTGAATATGTCGATGAAACTACAGGTGACGTGAAGTTCTTAAAAAAATGGGCTTCCGGCACAACAGTAAAAGCTAACACACAAGTGAAAGCTTATGTTTATGACGATCCAATGATTACTTATGAAGTACAAGCTGGTAACGGTTCTATCGCTCAAGCTAACATTGGTGAGACAGCAAACGTTCTATTAACAGCAGGTAATTCTACTTACGGTTATTCACAACATGAGTTGGATAACGACACTCTATCAAACGCTTCTCGTGTTCTTAGAGTTTTAAGAAAAGTAGATGAGCCTAATAATGATTTCGGTGCAGATGCTAAAGTTGAAGTAGTTATCAACCAGCATAGGTTATCGACTCAAGGCGCAGGAATCTAAGGAGTAAGTTATGGCATTAAATAGATCTTTATTTACAAAACAACTTAACTTAGGCCTCAACACTATTTTTGGTATGGAATATGACCGTTACCCAGAGCAGTGGAGAGAAATATTCTCTGTTGAGCAATCACAAAAGGCTTTTGAAGAAGATGTACAGATGATTGGTTTCGGTGCAGCTCCTACTAAAGCAGAAGGCGCAGCCATCTCTTACGAATCAGGAAGAGAAGGTATTGTAGCAAGATATACACACGAGACAATCGCATTAGCATTCTCAATCACTGAGGAAGCTGAAGAAGATGGTCTTTACGGTTCACTTGGTGCAAAATACGCTAGAGCTTTAGCAAGATCAATGCAGCACACAAAAGAAATCAAAGGTGCTAACATCTTAAACAATGGCTTTAACACAGTAGTCGGTGGTGACGGAGTAAGTATGCTTAATAGTGCTCACCCACTCGGCGGTGGCGGAACAGCTTCAAACGTTCTAGCAACTGCAGCTGACTTATCAGAAACATCTCTAGAAACAATGTTAATTCAGATTTCTGAAATGACAGATGACAGAGGTATTCCGGTTGCAGCTACAGGTCAGAAATTGATCGTTCCACCAGAGTTAATGTTTATTGCTGAAAGAATCATTAACAGTAATTTAAGACCAGGAACAGCAGATAACGATATTAACGCTATGAAATCTATGGGTATGATCCCAGGTGGCGTAGCAGTTAACCAGCGTTTAACTGATCCAGATGCGTTCTTCTTAATGACAGACGTGCCAGATGGTATGAAGCATTTCGTAAGACGTAACTTAAAGAAAGCTGTTGAAGGTGATTTCGAAACAGGAAACTTACGCTACAAAGTATCAGAAAGATACTCTTTCGGTTTTACCGATTGGAGAGGTGTCTTCGGTACTCCAGGCGCAGCCTAATAATTAATTAAAGTGAGGGCGATATGCCCTCACTTCCCAAAGACATAAATGACTACTAAGGAGGTAGACTAATGGGTACAACAACTTTTTCTGGCCCAATAAAAGCCGGAACAATTAAAGACACTACAGGTTCAACTGTAGGAACTGACGTTAAAAACGTAGGTTCTGTCGTAATGGCACAATCTAAAGTAATCGATATTATAGGAGCAGACGCAAACGATCAAGTATGCGCAACTATTCCTGCTAACTCTCAAATCGTAGATGTAATTTTAAACGTTACTACAGTTAGCAATGATAGCGGTACTGCTGTTGTTAACGTAGGAACTTCAGCTGATCCAAACGCATTTCTTAGTGCAGTGAACGTAAAAGCATTAGGAACTACTCATGGAACTTTAGACACTGAAGCTACTGATGTAGGAACTACAGATATACAGGTTTTAGCAGATTTCGCTGGCGGTAGTGACGATGGTACTACTGGTGCAGCTACTGTAACTGTATTATACATTCAAAATAATAACTTATCTTAATCAATATAGGGCCTGTTAAAGGCCCTATTTATTGTATATAGTTGCGATAATGAGTAAACTTACGGAATATTTTGATAAACAAAAAGAAAAAGCCGTTGACGTTTTAATGGATTTTTTAAAAGATATTGATATAGAAGAAAAAGAATCTAATATAGAAGAAAAAGAAACTATTAAAGATATAGAACAAGAAGAGGAACAAATTAAGACGGAAGAAGAAAATTCTAAAGTTTTAGAACAAATTCAAGATTCAATTAAAAATTATCAAAAAATAGCAGGAACTAATCCTTCTTCTACTTCAAAAATTTATAAAGGTCAAAATTTAGTAGGAACTCCTCAATCTATGGGCGCTTTTGGTCCTTTATCTCAAATGAAACAGCCTAGTAGTCCTTTATTTGCTTCTCAAGATTTATTTCAAAGTTCAAAATTAAAAGATATATCTACAACTATTGCTAATTTACAAAAACTTTTAAAAGGAGGTGTCAATGTCTAATTCAGATATTTTCGCTAAAAGCACTACAACAACAGGAAGTGACGTTACTTTACATGCTGGCCCAATAAGAATAAAAGGATTTATTGTAACTCCTACAGGCACAGCAGGCTCCGTTACTTTTAAAGATGGTAGTGCTACACTATTCGCATTAAGCACGGCAGCATCTGCAGCATCTGGTCCAGTTCAGATTTCTTTACCATCTGAAGGTATTAAATGTTCAACTAACGCTACCGTAAACTTAACTGCAGGTGTATCAGCGATAACAGTATTTATGGCGTAATGGCTACATCAGGAACAGCAACTTTTAACTTAACGGTTACTGATGCGATTCAAGAAGCAATGGATCGTATCGGAGGTGATCCCGTTTTAGGTTACGATTTACGTTCAGCGAAACGTAGTCTTAATATTATGTTTGCTGATTGGGCAAACCGTGGTGTTAATCAGTGGACACTTGAAAAGAAAACATTAACAGTAACACAAAATACTCCTACTTACAATTTAGACGCCGACACTGTTGATGTCGTAGATATGTATGTAACGAGAAATAACACCGATTATAGTGTAGAGCGTATTAGTTTAACTGACTATAACGCTTATCCTAATAAATTAACGACAGGGAGACCAACTCAATTTTACTTACAAAAAGACAGAGTACCAGAATTATATGTCTATCCAGCTCCTGATAATAGTACAGATGTTATTACTTATTGGAAAATAAGAAAAATACAAGATATTACAGGGTGTAGTGTAAACGGAAGTGAGCAAGATCTTGATATTCCTTTTCGATTTTATGAATGTATGGTTGCCGGTTTAGCTTATTATATGGGAATGAAAAGACCTAATGTAGATTTAAATAGATTATCGTATTATAAATCGGAATACGAAACTGCATTTACAAGAGCATTGGACGCAGATTTAAATGAAACATTTAGAATAGTACCAGGTTATCGAAGTGGCTTTTAACAAGCGTGGACCTAGTAAAGCACCATCTTTTCCTTTTGCTAAAGGAAAACATGCTAGAGCAATTTCAGATCGTTCAGGTATAGAATATCCTTATTTAGAAATGGTTCGTGAATGGAATGGATTACTAGTTCACACTAGCGAATACGAATCTAAACAACCTCAATTAGATCCAATAGTTTTTAATGATCCAGAAGCGTTAAAAAACGCCAGGCCTCAGGCTCCTCTTTCAGCTACAGGAGGTGTGCCTAATCAATTATCAGTAATATATCCGGGTACCTTTGGAGACACAGGGCAAGAAGTAGGTGTAGCTACCGGAAACCAAATAGGATTGGAGTTAGGAAATGTCTCAGTCGTCATCAGTTAAAGATGCTTACATAATGCTTTGTACACCGTGTTATGGTGGAATGATGCAAGAAGCTTACTTTCACAGTGTAGTAAAGTTATTGCAAGAAGCAAGAGAAAAAGAATATAGAATACATTTAAACACTATGGGAAACGAAAGTTTAATTACAAGAGGAAGAAATACAATGGTATCTCAATTTATGGATAGTGAACACTGCACTCATTTATTATTTATAGATTCCGACATTGCTTTTCACCCCGAACTAGTTACTAAATTATTAGAATATGATAAAGACATAGTAACAGCTGTTTATCCTCGAAAAACTATCGAATGGCAAAACTTAGAATATTACGCTAAGAAAGGCGATCTATCTTCTATGGAGCAGAAGTTATTAGGGTATAATTTAAATTTTAAAGATCCTTTAAATATAGAAGTGGATAATGGTTTCGTAGAAGTATTAGATGCAGCCACTGGATTTATGCTAATTAAAAAAGACGTATTTGTAAAAATGAGAGAAGCTTATCCAGAATTAAAATATACTTCTGATCAGATTATTAATAATAAACGATATTCTAGTGATTGGTGTTATTCTTTTTTCGATTGTATGATTGATCCTAAAAGTAATCGATATCTAAGTGAAGATTATACTTTTTGCCGTAGATGGCAACAAATAGGTGGAAAAATATATTCTGAAATAACTAGTCCATTAACTCATTTTGGAGTTTATGGTTTTAGAGGAAATGTATCGCATAAATTTGCAAAAAAAGATAGTATAGACATAACATGACAACAACTTACGCAACTTTAAAAACAGATATTCAAACTTGGATGCAAAATAGTGGCACTGATTTTACTAGTCAATTAGATACATTTATCGATAATACAGAGCAAAGATTATTAAGAGAAATTGATCCTGAAGCGTTTACTTTTAACGCTTTCAGCACATTAAGCACTGGTAATCGCTTTATGAATAACCCTCCTGATTTGTTAATTATAAAAAACCTTTTAATACAAAATCAAAATGATAGAATATTTCTCGAAATGAAAACTAATGAATATTTATATGAATTTTGGCCAGATGCTACATTTACAGGAGTGCCTAAATTTTTTTCAAATTATGATGACGTTACAACACTAATAGCACCTACACCAAATTCAGATTATAGGGTAGAGATGCAATATATTGCACGAATTGAACCACTTTCAAGTACAAATACAACCAGTTGGTTAACAGAAAACGCTGATGACGCATTACTATATGGTTGTTTATCTGAAGCTTCTATTTTCACAAAGAATATGGAAGATTATGCGTTATATAATAAAAGATATCAGGAAATCGTAGCTGGATTGAATAATCAATCAAGAAGGCGCAGACGCACTGACTATAAATTCCCTGCTAGCCCTGCTGGCACGGATACCTTGACAGGAAGCCAATAAGGAGGTAAGACATGGCAATAACTCAAGCACTCTGTACTGTATTTAAGCAGGATTTAATGGACGCAGGAAGAGATTTAACTTCAGATACATTAAAGATCGCTTTATTTACTAGTTCAGCAACTTTAGGAGCAGCAACAACTGCTTATTCAACAACTAACGAAGTCAGTGGAACAGGATATACTGCTGGTGGTGAAACACTAACAAACGTAACTGTTGCAACAGACGGAACAACAGCTCATCTAGATTGTGATAACGCAACGTGGACAAGTGCTACAATTACAGCAAGAGGAGCATTAATATATAACACTAGTAATTCTAACTCAGCTATTTGTGTGCTAGATTTTGGAAGTGATAAATCATCTTCAAATGGAACATTCGAAATACAATTCCCAGCACCAGGTGCTAGCACGGGATTAATTAGAATTGCTTAATGGCGTTAATAGTAAACGATAGGGTAAAAGAAGAAACTACTACTACTGGTACCGGCACTATCTCACTAGATGGTGCTGATACTGGATTTGAAACTTTTGTATCTGGTATTGGTGATGGTAATGAAACCTATTACTGTATAGCTGGTGGATCTGAATTCGAAGTTGGAAGAGGAACTGTAACAGATGCTTCACCAGATACTTTATCTAGAACTACTGTTATTTCTTCTAGTAATTCCGATAATAAAGTAAATTTCTCTGCAGGAGCAAAATCAGTTTTTTGTACATATCCAGCAAGTCAAGCACCTTCACCGAGCATGAGTGCTGCGACTTATATTACTAATCATAGTTCTACTATTTCCGAAAATCAAACGATTGATTCAGGCGTATTAGCAGGACCAGTTTCAATTACAGGAACCATAACAGTCACGGGAAATTTAAGTGTAGTATAGACAAAAATTAAAAATATATGTATAATGGAGAACAAATAACATGAGCGAATTAAAAGTAAATAAGGTATCACCTAGCAGTGGAACCGGGGTTCAATTAGGAGATAGTGGAGACACTATTACAATTCCTTCTGGTGCAACGATTACCAATAGTGGAACTGCAACTAATTTTGGTGATTCATTTGGATTATCTAACAATCAAATCGCATTGAAAGATAACAGTGGTAATCTAGGTGGATTATCAATCGGTACTGCAGGTCAAGTATTAAAAGTAAACGCTAATGCAAATGGTTATGAGTTTGGTGCTGCAGGTGGTAGTAGTGATATAGTTGAGATAGGTTCAGCAACTGTATCTGGTGCATCATCTGGTAGTGTAACCGACATTGATATACAACCTACATACGATAGCAGTTTATATTACATGTATAAGGTTGTTGGTTGGGTAGATACTCATAGTGCTGATGCCTTAAGATGTAGACTTCTAGATACTAGTAATAATCCTGTAACAACTAGTAGTTATAAGTATATAAGGCACTATGGAAAACAAGTCACAGTGACTGGTGGAACAGCTACTGGTGGTTCTGCAGGAGGAAACGGAGGCGGTGATAATAAGTGGGATCTTAGTACATTTGCCCCTACCTTTTTCCAAGGTTATGCTTTATCAAACTTTGTTTATTATCACACTCCTCAAGGTTGGGGTAGTGGTTGGAGTAACAATGGTTACAAATGGATGTGGGGATGGCACGCATTACAAGGTTCAGGTAATGACTTACCTTCACCACAAGCATTTACTGGTCGATTTGAAGGTAGTTCAGCCCAACACAGCGGACTCAGATTTTCTTTTCTTTTTGCTGGATCAGTTAAAGATGCAGAAATTAGATATTATGGATTTAAGAAGTAAGGAATAAATATGTCAAGAAAAATATTAGTAAATAATGTTCTAAGAGATCCTACTGATGAGGAAGTAGCTCTGTATGAAGCAGATAAAAAGAAAGCAGAAGAAGAAAAAGCTGCATATGATGCAGCTGTATCTGCAGAAAACTCTGCACTAGCAAGTGGTAATACTAAGCTATTAGACTTAGGTTTAACACAAGCAGAGATCACTGCACTTACAGGCTATACACCACCTTCAGAATAATGCTCTCACTTTCGGATAAATCCAAAGCCACAAAGATCTGAATAAATGATTTGAAAAAGATAGAGGTATAACGTAAATTTAAAAAATGGCGTTTTCTTCAGTATCTTTTTCAGAAGCTCCCTTTTCCTCAGAAGGTGGAGTTAGTATTGATGTACTCATTACGGGATTTGGGGCGACAACCTCTCTCGGAAATGAAACAGTTGCAGCAGGCGCTATTGTTGCTGAAACAGGGCAAGAAGCAACTACAAGTTTAGGAAACGAATCTGTATCCACACAACAAATTCTTTCCGTTACAGGACAAGAATTAACAAGTTCTTTAGGTTCTGTTTCTGTAGGAACCGCATCGTTTTTCTCCGTTACAGGTATTGAAGCAACAGCTACTCTTTCTGATGAAACAGTTGTAACAGGCGCTATTGTTATTGAAACAGGTTTTGAAGCAACTACTTCTTTAAATTCAGTTACTGTATCTACACAGCAAATTCTTTCAATTACAGGTCTAGAAGCGACCACTACATTATCAGAAGAAACAATATCTGGAGATGTTTTAATTTCTATAACAGGGCAAGAATTAACAAGTTCTTTAAGCTCTGTCTCTATAAGTTCTGAGAATTTTATTCCTGTAACAGGTCAAGAATTAACAAGCACTCTTTCTGAAGAAATAGTGATAGGAAGTGCACTTATCCCAGGGGTAGGAGCAACAACCGCTGTTTCATTAGGAGATGAAGCAGTCGTTGCTGGTGCTAACGTAATTACTACAGGTGTTGAAGCAACAACCGCTCTTGGAAATGAAGCAGTAGTAGGAACTGTTGTTATTACTGAAGAAGGTATTGAAGCGACAGGAAGTGTTTCTAGTGTTGCGATTTCAATAAGTAAAGTAGTTAGCGTTACAGGTGTTGAAGCAACAACCGCTCTCTCTGATGAAACAGTAGTAGGAACTGCTGTTATTATTGAAACAGGAGAAGAAGCAACAACCGCTCTTGGAAATGAAGTAGTATCAGGAGGTGCCGTTACTCCTGTAACAGGTCAAGAATTAACTTCTTCTTTAGGAAACGAAACTATAAGTGCTTCAGCTTTAGTTGTTCCTACAGGTCAATCTGCTACCACAAGTTTAGGAAATATCTCAATATCAATTTCATCTAACGTCTTTGCAGCAAGTCAACAATTACAAACAAGCTTAGAAAACGTATCTGTTTCAAGTCAACAAATTCTTTCAATTTCTGGATTTTCTGCTAATATAACTTTAGGTTCACAAAACTTGTGGCAACCTATAGAAGGTGCTAACAATACGTGGACAAGTATAGCGGCATAAAATGGCATCAACTTATTCAAATCGATTAAAACTAGAACTCATGGAAGCCGGAGCAAACACCGGTACATGGGGAAATAATACTAATGATAATTTACAAGTCGTAGATGCAGCTATTGGTGGATATTTATCTAAATCAGTTGCAGGAAATTCTAACGTTACTTTAAGTCAAGCGAATAGAGACCCTGACGTAGAAACTACTAATGAAGCCGCTAATAAAGTAATCGAATTTACAGGAACACTATCTGGTAATATTTATGTATTTCTTCCTGCTGTAGAAAAAGAATATATTTTTTATAACAATACATCAGGTTCATATACGCTTACAGTTGCTCCTACAGGTCATGCTGCAAATGGAGTTGTAGTAACTCAAAGTTCACATACTGTTATGTACAATAAAAACGGTACAAAAATGGTAGATCTTTTTGCTAATTCTTTAGGAACATTAAGTGCAAACACTATTAGTGCAAGCTCTCTTAATGCAACTACGATTACAGGAAACGGAGCAGGATTAACAGGAATTGATGCTTTTCCTGCAGGAACTTCCATGCTATTTCAACAAACTGCTGCACCTACTGGTTGGACTAAACAAACTACACATAATAATAAAGCTTTACGCATTGTATCAGGTTCTGTAAGTTCAGGCGGTTCAAATACTTTTACCGGAGCATTTAACACTAATAACACTGTTAGTGGAACTACGGCCGGAGCTGGTGTTACAATTACAGGAAGCACAGGGTCAACTACATTAACATTATCTCAAATACCTGCGCATGGTCACAGAATTTTTGACACTACCATTAGAGATACATCACTATCTGGAGAAAACTATGGTAGTCACAAAGCAGTTGGTATTATTAATGCAAGTGGCGCATATTTATTAAATAGCGAAGGTACATCAACACCGATTATCGAACAGTCAGGTGGAGGATCTGGACACACGCACGGTGCTGGTACTTTATCAGGTAGTTCTCATACACATACTTTTTCTAGTGATTTAAATTTAGATGTTCAATATGTTGATTTTATTATCGCTAATAAAGATTAGTTTTGAAAATAGAAATTAAAGATAATTGTCCTTTAAACGGCTTTAAACCTTGTAAAAAATTTGATTGCGGTTGGTTTATTCAAATACGAGGTAAACATCCACAGACAGGAGAAGAATTAGACGAATATGGTTGTGCCATGGCGATGATGCCTATGCTCATGATTGAAAATTCAAGACAAACAGGTCAAGCAGGTGCTGCCATAGAAAGCTTTAGAAATGAAATGGTTAAAGCTAATATGATAACAGCATCAAAATTATTAAAGAAAGATGTTTAATAAAGTTGTATTTAGATCTGGCATTGACAAAGAAAGTACAGAATATGGCGCTGAAGGAACTTGGGTTGATTGCGATAAAGTAAGATTTAGATTTGGACTTCCTCAAAAAATGGGAGGTTGGCTTAAAACAGCAGGAACAGCAATGCTTGGAGCTGTTCGAGGAATAAAAGCTTGGTTTGATTTAGACGGAAGTAGATATATCGGACTTGGCACTAATAAAAAAGTTTATATATTCAATGGTGGAAACTTATATAATGTTACTCCTATTCGTCAATCTAACACTTCTTTAACTAGTTTATTTTCATCTACAAACGGTAGTTCAAACGTTACTGTTAATATTAACAGTCATGGTGCAGGAGCAGGAGATTTTGTTTCTTTCAATACTATATCAGCTTTAACAGGAAGCACTTCTTATACCCCTTCTGATTTTACAACAGGAGAATTTGAAGTTCAAGGTGTTGCTAACGGAGATGCTTTTTTTATTCAAATGCCATCTGCAGAATCTGGCACGGGTATTACAACAACAGGTAGTGGAAACGCTGTATTTGAAGAAAATATAGAACCAGATGTTCAAACGATAGGATATGGTTGGGGTACATCTACTTGGGGATCGGAAGCATGGGGAACTGCTCGTTCAGTTTCTAATGTTACGCTTGATATGGGAATGTGGAGTTTTGATAACGCTGGTGAAGATTTATTTGCTTGGAAAAAGAACGGTGGAACTTATCTATGGGATACTTCTGCAGGATTAGCTAATAATCGTATGGCTCAAGTTAGTAATGCTCCTACAGCTTCAATTACAGGATTAGTTTCTACTCCTGATCGACATTTAATTTGCTTTGGAACAGAAATTACAATAGGTACCCCTAATACGCAAGACACAATGCTTATTCGTTGGTCAGATCAAGAAAATTTTACACAATGGGCTCCTACAGCAACTAATACTGCAGGTTCTCAAAGATTAGGTGAAGGTAGTAAAATCATATCAGCAAAGAAAACAAGAAATGAAATCTTAGTATGGACTGATTTAGGACTTCACAGTATGCAGTTTATTGGCCCTCCTTTTACTTTTGGCTTTCGATTATTAGGAACAGATTGTGGAGCAGTAGGTTTAAACTCTACTGTTGTAGTAAATGATACAGCGTATTGGATGTCAGAGGGAAGATTTATGGTATATAGAGGTTCTATTCAAGAACTTCCTTGTAGTGTTAAATCATATGTATTTAACGATATTAATACTACTCAAAATCCTCAAGTTTACGCTGGTGAAAATAATGAATTTAATGAAGTTGTTTGGTATTATTGTTCAGCTAATTCAAGTCAAATAGATCGATATGTAATCTATAACTATCAAGAAAACATATGGTATGTTGGAAATTTAAGTCGTAGCACTTGGGTAGATCAAGGTGTATTCAGCGTTCCTCAAGCTACGGAATACGATGCTACTTCAACTGCAGCACCTGCTTCAGTAGTAAATGGGGCTTCTGCAGGTCGTAGTTTTATTTACGAACATGAAACAGGAACCACTGATAATGGTAATATAATGAGTAGTTTTATTACTAGTGGAGATGTAGATATAGCAGACGGAGATCAATTCATGTTTATTCGAGGATATATTCCTGACTTTAAAAACTTACAAGGAACTGTAAAAATGAATCTATTATCAAGAGAATTTCCTTCCGATACTCAAACGCAATCAGGGGAAATAGAAATTACTTCAGGTACTAGACAAGTTAATACTCGATCAAGAGGTAGACAAATAGCAGTAAAAATATCTAATGATTCAAGCGTAAATGATCAATGGAGATTCGGAACTTTACGAGTTAATGCTCGACCTGATGGTAGAAGATAATGACTTTTAAAAGACCTCCTACAATTCCTTTAAGTAGAACTAAAGATGATATAAATGAAATTTATAATAGAGCAGTTACTGATTTAGAGCAGTATCTATTAGAGATAACTCAACCTGCTGATACTGGTTTTACTACAAGTAATGTTACTACAACTAAAGACTTAGATGTATCTACTGCCAACTTAACAAACGTAGCTAATATACTAGGAACCCTTATAAATTCTTTAAAATCGAAAGGATTACTTGATTAATTATCGCAGAGCGACTTTAGACGATGTACGATCAATTAGAAATCTACTTCTCGATTGGTTAAAAGAATCGCCTTTAAACTTAGGAAAACCTAATACAGGGAAGGGAGATGCGTATATTTACGATGTTATTTATAATCATTTTGTTATAGTGGCTGAAAAAGAGGGAAAGATAATAGGAACGATATCTCTAGTTTTAGGAGATATGTGGTACACTGATAAAAAGTTCTATCGAGTGAATTGGCTCTATGTAGATAATAAAAAAAGAAATAGTAGAATAGCAAAAAAATTGCTAGAATATGTTAAAGAATACGCTAAAATAACAAAGATGCCTTTAATACTCGAAATGACACAAGGACACGATATCGATAGAAAACATCAATGGTTAATAAGACAGGATTTTGAGTATCTTGGTGGAACGTATGGAGATAATTTATAATGGGAAGTTTATTTAAACCAACAACTACAGTAGTAGAAACACCAAGTCAAGGTCAAGTACAATATGAAATTCCACAGTATTTTAAAGATTTACAAGAATCTGTATTTTCAAGAGCAAATGCTGCAAGTCAACAACCATTTCAAGCATACACAGGAGATCGTATTGCAGATTTAACAGCTTTGCAAAATGCTGCAATAACTCAAGCACAAACAAATTTAGGTCAGTTCGGAGCATCAGGAGTTATACCTGAAGCACAACAAAGAGTATCTACTGCGGCGGATATAGCAGGAATGCAGTTTACTCCTCAAATGGCTGAGCAGTATATGAATCCTTATACTCAACAGGTCACTAATGCCGCTATAAGAAATTTACAAGAACAATCTGCTTTAGCTTCACAAGGACAACGAGCACAAGCGGTACAACGAGGTGCTTTTGGTGGAGCAAGACAGGGAGTACAAGAAGCTGTACTTCAAGCTGAAACAGCAAAGAAAGCTGGTGATCTTACAGCTCAGTTACAATCTCAAGCGTTTTCCGAAGCTGCATCAAGATTTGAAAGAGATCGTGCTGCCGCTGCAGCTGGTCAGATGCAAGCTGCACAAGCAATTCCTGCTTTACAGCAACAGTTAGGTCAAATAGGACTTCAAGAAGCTGGTGCTGCATCTCAGTTCGGTGGATTACAGCAAGCAGTAGAACAACAAAAACTATTAGAAGGTTATCGTGACTTTGTAGAACAACAAGGTTTTGAAAGAGGTCAACTTGGATTTTTATCGAGTATTCTTACAGGTGCTCCGATTCGTTCTTACGGTGAAGAGCGTTCTGGTATGATAGGACAAGTTATTGGTGGAACTTCACCATTTGGTCAAATTGCAGGCGCCGCTGGAGCGTTAGCACCATTTTTCTCTGATGTACGATTAAAAGAAAACATTGAACTTGTAGGACAATCGCCATCAGGAATAAACATTTACGAATTTAACTACATTAATAACCCTGATCGATATCAAGGTGTAATGGCTCAAGAAGTACCAGAAGCTTCATTTGAAGTAGATAATTACCTAGTAGTTGATTACGGAAAGGTTGACGTAGAATTTAAAAAAGTAAATTAGCATGGCGCTAGAATTAGATCCAAGAAAAGATTTAGAATATCTTCAATCCTTATTTACTACAAAAGACGGTGCTCCACCCGGCACTTACGATGCAGCTGAAGCTGAAATATTTGAAAAGTATGGCGGAGAAGATGAATTTATAAATCAAGCAAAACTTGCGGTGAATTCGGAAGCAAAAACAAAACCAGAATCAAAAGTAGATGTAAATCAAATCGTATCTGACGCTGAAACAACAATAGAAAATCGAGATGCACCTGTTACAGATCCAAATAAAATGAATTACGCTGAAGATTCAGCGTTTAATGTAATTCGAGATAACTTAGTTAATAACGTAGAAAAAACTTTAAACGATAGAGATCAATATCAAGGAATAGTTGACTATATGGTTGATGCTGGACTTGTTGATAATAAAAGACGATTAGCATTAGAAAGAGCATTTGGATTAGAAGATAAAACAATAGGAGAAAGAATTAGTGATCTTCCTACTAAAATATCTGAATTATTTACAGGAGGCTATGAATTAGGAGTAAGTCCAACATCAGGAAATTTAGCTTTTGCTCCTAAATCAGGAGCTGATATGTTTGCTGAATACTTACAAGATCCACGAGTTCAATTTTCTATGAATTTAATTCAAGCTGCAGGAACACCTAGTTTTGAATCTCCATTTGCAAGATTTGCTAATGCTGCAACTAAAACGACAAAACAATTAAGCGATGCTCGAATTGCTGATTTACGTTATGGAGATAAAAAGAAAACAGGAGTATCGAGTAAGCCTGTAGAAGTTCCTTATACTGTTTTAGAAAACGATTTCGCAACTAAAATGGGATATGCTACAGGAACGACAGGAACTGCTGTTGGATATTTTGATCCTAATACAAATGGATTTGTATATAGTCAGTTCGCACCTGATAAAGCGAAAGCTGCCGCAGATACGATAGCTAGTGCTTTAAAAGGAAGCGACATATATGAAGAACTTGATAAAAGAAGTAACGCTGTTCAAAATATATGGGACGAACAATATGCGCCATCTATTATAGGAGCAATTAAAAACGAAAGTCAAATTGATAGACAGTTTTCAACACTAAGAGATAATCCTGAAATTCTATCTTCTTTTGGAGCTAAAACAGAGAAATTTAAACCTTTAGTTAATTTCTTTAAAGCAGTATTACCAGAAAGTTTATACCTTAAAGTTAATGGACCAGAAATAACTGGTTTAACTTATGGTGAAATTGAACCTTTAAAAGAATTTGATAAAGCGACTATTCAAAAGACTTTAGGTGTTGTAAAAGAAGTTTATCCCGTATCAGATACTGATATTAGATTAATTTCAGATTCATTCGCTAACTACGGTCAAAGTGGAGAGTTTGCATTAAAAGCTTTATCTTTTGAAAAAGCAACTACTCAATACGCTAAATTCTTAGATGAAGGTCATAAGCTGTTTGTATCTGCAGATAAAGATGCAGATAATAGAGATAAATATGAACTAGGAACATCAAACTACGCTGTTAGTTTTGACGGTGGATTAACTCTCGGAGGTAAAAAATATCAAAATGCTAATGATTATGCAATTGCTTACGCTAATCAAAAAGTAAAAGATTTATATGGAAATTTAGATCCATCAGAGTTAGGTTTTTCTCAATCTAAAAAAGGAACTTATTCAGAAAAACAAGGTAAATTTATAAGTGAAGAAGATTTTACTCCAATAGCATATCTTACTACGTCTAACTATAAAAATAATGAAGATTTATTATCATCAGCTCAAAAATTTGAAGCTAATGCTGATAGTTTAGTTTTTAATAAAGATAAAAAACCTATTGAATTAGTTTTTGATAATAATGATAATATCGTAAGTAGTGATATAAAAATATTTATAGCTGGTATGCAAAAATTTGAAAATCAATTAAACGCTATTACAAATCTCAGTGATAAACAAAAACAAGAACAGTTTGCTTTAAAGTATCCCGGATATGTAATGAATCAAGAAGATTACACTTTTGAAGATCAATACATTGATATCTATAATAGAGCTATGGGTAAATAATGCCTAGTAAAACATTTAAAAATTTAAATCAAGACGAATTAAATCAATTTCTTAATAACGAAATAATTGAAGATCGTCCGAACAATGTTCCTATTTCAACGACAGAAGAAATAGCTATTGGTGGAAATGAATCAGCTTTAATTGCAGCTGGATTAAATCCTAATCTTATTTCAGAAGGAAACATAGATTGGGCTAATGAAATAGGAGAAATAATTCAAAAAGCGAAAGAAGAAAAACTCGGAACAGTACAAGCAGGAAAAGGTGAAATATACGCTGCAGAAACTGGCCAACCTACAGTAGAGTTATCACAAGAAGAGTTAAATCAAATTTTCGCTGAATTCGTTCCTAGTAAAACAACTAGATTAAAACAAGCAGGTATTAATTTAGATGAATTAGATTTCATTCCAAGACTATTTATGGAAGCAGGAGGTATGGACGATAAACAGAGAATGGATAATCTTCGAGCATATCTTATTGCTAAAAATCCAGAAGAAGCTGTTTTTGTTGGAAAAGCAAGTGAATTAGGAGATTCAATTCCTGACTTTGTAAAAACAATGACTGCTGATTATAAAGAAACAGGATACGACCCTGTTTTATTTAAAATAGGGGATCAAGGATTTAGAGTGGCGAATATGCCAGGAGTTACAGGGACTGAACTAGGAGCAATTATTACTAGAGAACTCCCTGTTATTGTAGCTGATGCTGTAGGAATAATTGGCGGAACGGCAGTAGGCGGCGGTGGCGGAGCGGCAGTAGGAGCTGGTGTAGGCTCAGCGATAGGAGAAATAGTTGTTCAAGGAACCGCTGATTATATGTTAGCGAAAATGAATGGTGAAGATTATACATATGGAGATTTTCAAGAATTATATGATCAAATAAAAGACGATGCAGCTTTCACAGGTCTTTCTTCTGCTATTTTAACTCCTGTAATGAAAAAAGTTTTTGATGGCATTTTAGCTATCGGATCAACTGCTACAGGAAAAAGAGTACCTGGAGCTATTACTAATATTGCTACAAAAGAAACAGTAGAACAAGCAGGAACACGTTCTACAAATATAGCAAGAGATCAAATTAACGCTGAACTTCAAGACTTAGTAGGTAAAGACGCTTCTCAAATTAAATTTACATTGAATCAATATTTAACAGATGCTGAAATTGAATCAGTTTTAAATTATTTAAAAAATTTTCCGTCAGCTTCTAAACAATACCTTGATACAGTATCGAATAATATAAAAGAAACAAGCGATGCAGTTAATACTTATCTATCTAATCAAACAGGAGTTACTCCTACAGGGACGATTCAATCTATTGGAGAAATAGGAACAAAGACTCAAGGAAGTGCTCAAGTAGTTCAAAATACAATTATCGGAGGCGCTCAAAAAGATGTTGCTTTCGATTTAAATAAGCTAAATACTTTCTTAGATGTTATAGAAGCAAAAGCAGGAAAAGGTGGAACGGTTACAGTAGATAACGTAGAAAACATAGCAAAAGCTAATAAAGATGCTTTTAACGCTCAAAAAGAAATTTACGATAATACAATTAAAACAGTTTTAAAAAATATACCCGGCGGTGGTAATAAACCTTTTATATCTACAGGAACGTTTAGAAGAGATTTATATGATTTAAGAAAAATATTAAATGATTCATTAATTGACGCTGACGCAGGAACAGTTAAACTTATAAATCAAATATTAGAATCTACATCAGGAGTAAGAAAAGAAGGAGCGAGAGGAATTGCTCCTGCTAAGAATTTAACGTTTCAACAAGCAATGTCAATGCTTAATGGATTAAATAGATTAGTAGATGATGAAGCTGCCCGATTAGTTGGAGGTGCCGCTGATTCTGGTAAAATATCTCGTATTGCTGCAGAACTAAGAAATGAATTAGATAGGTCTCTTCAAAAAAATTTAAACCCTACTGATTATTTGTTAATTAAAGAAAGCTTAACTAATTTAAAAAATTTACGTCAAGAATACAATATGACAGCAATAAGTAAATTATTTAAAAGCACTAAAAGAGGATTAGAAATTTCAGATAAAAATGTATTTGATAATATTTTAAAAGATGAAGTTGCAGCAAAAGAACTATTTTCTATTATAGGAAATAATACTGCTCTAAAAGGTGAGAAAGAATTAGTTCAAAACTACATATTAAATAAATATATAAATGAAGTAACGAGTAATGGAACTATTACTGACGCAGGGAAATTAACTAAACTAGCTTCTGAATGGATGCAAAACAATAAGTTAGCAGTGTCTTTCTTAGATAAAGAAACTCAAAACACGTTAAGAAATACGACTAAAACTATAAAAGATTATGATATATCTCAAAAAAAATTATCAAACTTAACGAAAGATTTAAACAAGGGAACTTTAGGAGATTTAGGAAACGCTGATATTTACACGATAACTCGATATTTAGAAAAAAATCCGAGTTCAGTTGGAGAACTTTTAGAAAATTTAAATAAAGCTGGTCAAAAAGATTTAGCTAAGAATTTAGAAAAAGATATTAAACAATATTTTATGGAAAAACTATATAGACAAATTACTCGACCAGACACCCTTACTGGTGGAGAAATGTATTCTTCTAAAGCTATTGATCAACTTTTAAAAAATGAAAATAGAGCTATTTATGAAGCATTATTTGGAAAAAGTTTTATGATTCGATTACAGAACGTAGGTAAAGCTTTAGAACCGTATGATTATGTAATAGGACAAGGAGCACGAGTAGGAAGTAATATTACTGCTGATGCTTTAAAAAATATCTTTCTCGGTCAATTAGATAGAAAGAGAACGTTAATTCGAGGTATTACTAATTTTATTAGACTTCAAGGATTTAAAGGATCAGGAAAAGCTTTAGCTGATGTAGATGAATTTATGAAAAGAGCGAAAGGAATATTTAATAGTCCAACGAATATGGAACGTTGGATTGCAGCTACTGCTGCTCAAGAACTAGGAACACCTCCTGTAGGCGATGAAGCATCACTTTTAGAACAAGCAGGAATCGCTACAGGAGAAAAAGTTCTTCAAGCTACTCCATTTATGCAAGAAATTACCGGACAATTTTCTAATGCTTTTAAAAGCTTAATGGAACGAGCAGGTCAATCTGGTTACGAAATCCCTTAGTAAAGTTGTCAAAGGAACATCAGCAGAATATGCTGGTATTTCATGGCTATTAAAGCAAGGCTATCATGTTTTTAAAAACGTTCATGTTACTGGTTTTATAGACGTAGTTATATTTAATGGTAAAAAACTAATAGGTATAGATATTAAAAGTGAAACATTTAGAAAGAGGAACGGACAAAAGATCTACAGAAAACCTACTAGTAAACAAGATAAATATGGTGTAAAATTGTTATTCGTAAAAAAAGACGGAGAGTGTTATTTTGGAAACGATTAAAGAACGTATAATTAAACACGAAGGCAAAATAAATAAGATATATAAAGATTCTTTAGGTCTTAAAACCTTTGGTGTAGGGCATTTAGTATTACAATCTGATGATTTAGAAGAAAATGTAGAATATTCAGATGATGTTGTTATGAGATACTTTGAAAAAGATTTTGAAACTGCAGTAGGAGATGCTGATAAATTCATAGATAAGAACGAACATCCAGAAGATATTTATGGTGTTATAATAGAAATGTGCTTTCAACTAGGCTATCCTCGTTTATGTGGCTTTAAAAAGTTTAAGGCCGCTTTAGAAAATAAAGATTATGTAACTGCTTCAGCAGAAATGTTAGATAGCCGATGGGCTAAACAAACACCTAATCGAGCAAACGATTTAGCAGATATTGTGAGGAACGTATAATGCTTTTAAATTTAGTTCCTACAATTTTAAAAGGAGTTGTTGACGTTGTTAAAACTAAAACCGAAACTAAAAAACTTATGGCTCAAGCTGAGCAAACGCATGTTAGAAAAATGGCTGAAGGCGAAATTGATTACGCCATCGCAACACAAAAAAATATGCAAAATTCTTGGCGTGACGAATGGTTCACAATTATCCTCTCGATTCCACTCATTATAGTTTTTGCTGCAATATTTTTAAATAAACCAGAATGGATTACAAAATTAAAAGATGGATTTATAACTTTAGATGAGTTACCTGATTGGTATATATGGGCGTTATTGGCAGCTATAGCTAGTTCGTTTGGATTAAAAGTATCGGATCTTGCTATCAAAAAATTTAAAAAGTAATGGCCGATCCAAAAAAGGGAACCGGTAAAAAACCTAAAGGAAGTGGTAGAAGATTATATACAGATGAAAATCCAAAAGATACTGTTGGCATCAAATTTGCTACTCCGACTGATGCACGGAAAACGGTTGCAAAAGTGCGAAAAGTTAAAAAACCTTTTGCGAGAAAAATTCAAATCCTTACTGTTGGTGAACAAAGAGCCAAAGTAATGGGCAAAAGAGAAGTTGCTAGTATATTTAAAAAAGGAAAAGAAAGTTTAAGGAAAAAACATAAAAAGAAAAAATGAAACTAGGTTACTTTTATCTTTTCTGTGCTTTCGTATCTTTAGGTTTTTTATTTTTTTCAATACAGAACACGTGGGCTGAAACTAACACTGTATCTAGTACAGTAGTAACTAACAATACACCTCCTACTGCAAATGCTCCTACAATTATGAACAATAATAGTGATATATGTAAAGTTGGTGTGGGAGCTAGTGTGCAAAACAATGTAGTTGGTGTAGCTACAGGAGTTGTTATAGATGATGAATTATGCCAAAAACTAAAGCTAAGTCGTAGTTTATATGCTTATGGTATGAAGGTTGCAGCAGTATCTGTTCTATGTCAAGACTCTCGTGTTTGGGACGCTATGACAGATGCAGGGACCCCGTGCCCTGCTAGAGGTTCTATCGGAACAGAAGCTCAACAATATTGGTCTAATAACCCTGATGAAATACCAGATGGCAGTAAATATAAATCAGAATATATTGCCGAAAATAAACCACCCGAAAAGGAGTTTAATGATGCACAAAATGCTGCTCTGTTTAAAACTTTGTTTATTCTTACTACTGGTATCCTTTTATTCTAAAGCCGATACTTGTCTACCAGATGTAGAAGGTCTTTGTACACCAGGAGTTACGGTTGATGAACAAGTTACTATAGAAAAAACTGAAGAAGATAAGGGAACAGAAATTATCTATACAACGACTACTACGACTACAACTACGACTACAACAGTAACAAATGAAGATTCTGGAGACATCCTAAACGGAGGTAATGGATATGTATCATCTAAATATGAAGGCGATATGGATATTGATTGGGGTGGCCAGGGCCCAGCATCCATGCCTTCAGGTAATTCTTGTTATGCTTTAGGTTCTGATAAGTGTGCTCAGATAACAGGAAGTGGTAATAATACTTCTACAATGGGTGTTAGTGGCATGGGAACTACTTTTATAAATACTGTTGATATATCAGATTTAAATATAGACAAGGGCGGTCAAGTAAAGTATTCAATCGAAGTCGATAAAAGAGATGCTCAAGATAGAATATACATGCACGTTTCAGGATTTAACGGAACTACTTCAGTCTTTTCAGGCACTGACATCTTGTCTGACACTGGCGTTGCATCAGGTTACCAATCATACAATGGGAGTTTCGATTTCTCTGGCGTTTTAAATAAAGTTACTATTGAAATTGGTGGAAGAAATATAAATTTAGCTATCGGTCCACTATTTGATGATGTAACTGTTAATGTATTATATAATGTAATTGATACAATTATTACTCAACAGATAACTTCTGTTGAAGAAATAGTTTATTTAAACATAGGAAATCCTACTGAAATAGATCTTATAGAAGAAATTATAGAATTTAACGATATTAAAGTTGATGAAACTGGTGAAATTGAATTTGTTCCTATAGAAACTCCACAAGAAAATATTACTTATGAAACTGTAGAAATAGAAATAGATTTTGAAGTAGAAAATATAGAACCTGAAATGGAAGTGAAAGTTGCTTCTATAGAAGCTGAAATGGAAGCTGAAATAGAAATAATTGAAGCTGAACCTGAAGAAGAAATTACAGAAGAACCTCAAGAAGAATTACAAGAACCAGAACAAGAAACACCACAAACAGTCCAAAAAGAAGAAGATCAAAAAGAAACGGTAGAAGAAGAGAAATCATCTGAACCTAAGATATCAGATAAGGAAAAAGCTGCTACTAAAATAGTAAAAAAGATTGATGATAAAGCTAGATATGATAATGCTGCTCAAACTAAAACTTTAATTGTTATGCAAATACTAGGTAATACTAAAACTTTTTTTGACTCACAAGCCACAATAGTAGATACAGATGTAGAAGAATATTTGTTAAAGACAATAGATGACAAATATGGTATATTGTTTAGTAATTCACAAAATAACATAATGGAACAAATGATCAATGGCCAGTATTGAATATCAAGGCATAAAGTTTAGTGGTGGTAAATTCTTTATTATACTATCTTTACTAGGAGCAATCGTAGGTGGAGGCTGGTCAGCCTATAAATTTTATGACGATTATCTAGATATGAAAGCACAAATACAAAATTTTGTAGCTCCTGATCTTAGTGGTTTTGATAAAAAAGTTGCATTAGTAGAGCAAGAATTAGAAATGATAAAGACAGAAATATCTATGATATTAGAAGAAGTAAGCTTAGTTGCTTCTACAGCAAAAGAATTAAAAGATGATTTAAAAACAGATTTACGCCAAATGGAAGGCGATATTAGACATATAACAGAAATTGTTAACGATGTAGAAGATAGACAGAAAGAAGATACAAGAGAAATACTTAATGAAATAAAGATCATTGAAGATAATCTTAACTTAAACATTGATAAGGCATTGAATAATCCGTTGAATAATATGTCAGCTACTGTAAAATAATACTATGAACATAGACCTTAAAATAGCTACTCCATATATTGTAATGGTAGTGGGTTTCGCTATGACTTGGGGTATGTGGAAATCTAGATTAGAAGCTGTAGAAACTAAAGTAGATACTATTACTCAAATGCAGTTAGACGTAGCTGTAATAAAAGAAAAAATAGTTCAAATGGACGATAAGATGGCTTGGATAGAAGAGTTTTTAATTAAAAATTATAAAGAATATTAAATCCATTCTTTCCAATTATCACCCGTAATACTATCAGCTAAAGATTTTTTATTGCGTAAAGCTTCGAATATCTTTTCATCAATAGTTTTAGGAGTTACAAAATCTATATATGTAACTTTATTAGTTTGGCCTATTCTATGAGGTCTATCTTCCGATTGTAGTCTAACTTCTAAATCATAGCTATTAGCATAATAAATAACAGTAGTGGCGTTAGTTAAAGTTAATCCATAACCACCCGTTCTAGGTTGCCCTATGAAATAATCTATTTTGCCGGCTTGGAATTCAGTTACTATCTCTTGTCTATTTTCCGATTTAGTATCGCCATAATAAGTGGCGCAAGTTTTATTAGGTAAATGTTTCTTAATAGCTTTTTCTATATCATGAATAGATCTAGTATAGTTAGACCAAATAATAACTTGTCCTTCCGTTTCTTCGAGCACTTGTAATAGTTCAGTTATTCGAGGGTTTACTTTATCTATTTCTTCTTCTCTTCCGTCATCATATTTTACGAAGCCACACATGATTTGTTGTAATCTTAATAATCGTGTAATAACTAAAGGAGCAGTTACTGATTTTTCTTCCGATAATTCAATATATGCTTTACGTTTTAGTATATCATATACTTTCTTCTGTTTCGGAGTCATTTCAATTTCTCTTTTAGTGTAAACTTTATCTGGTAAATCTAAACATTCAGCTTTCGTTACACGATAAGAATAAGGTTTTAAAATATCTTGTAATTCATCTAAGTTCTGATAATCTACGATTTCATCAAAAGTTCTCATATTAATAGTTCGCCTACGCAAGACACAGTAACGATTACGAAAACCATAAAAAGAAGATTGTAAGATATCGTCAGAAAGAAAAGACATCTGAGTATAGATATCTATAGGTCCTGCTGTTACAGGCGTTCCTGTTAATATTCTACGATACTTTGCCATATTCGCAATCTTTAATAGATTCTTTGTTCTCCGAGCAGTCTTATGTTTTATTGTTGATGATTCATCTATAACAACCATAGACTTATGAACATTAAGAAAACGTTGTGTATAGTGAAGTCCTTTTAATGTGCTGAAAGCTTCTATATTAATAATAAAGACTTTAAGACCATTATGGCTAGACTTCATAAATTCTGTTAATCGTTCAATATTCTTTTTCGTTTCAGTAGGATTCCATAACTCCATGTAAATAGAATCAAGAACATCATCAGGCATATGAACGGGTATTTCTTGCTTTAGCCAGTTACGATAAACACCTTTTGGTGCTACAATAATTGCACTATCGATACTGCCTTTTCTTGCAAGATGAGTTATCGTATCTACAATAACTTTAGATTTACCGGTACCTTGTTCCATAAACAAGGCATAATATTCCTCATCACGAGAAGTTTTAAAAACGTCCCATTGATGTTTAAATGGTTTCGTCTTATACTTATAATCTATAAATTCATCGTCACTAAAAGATACTTGCGTCATTATATTATTCTTTCTGTATACTTTATAAAATTAATTTATACTATATCGAAAAAATAAGAAAGGAGAAACAATGAGTTCTAAAGTATTTATCGTACAAGAGAATCCATCGGTGAACGTTATGCCTGCCGCTAGATTCGGTGAACTAGATGTTATCTTTCCTTTCGGAAGTCAAATTGTATTTTCATCTAATCGAGCAGTAACCGCTGTACGGAAAAAGTTAAAAGACTTTACTGATGATGACTATATTTTAGCTATGGGAGATCCCGCTGCAATCGCCATAACGGCCATGGTGGCCGGTGAAATTAATAATGGCTATATGAAATTACTGAAATGGGATAAGCAAACGAAAGCTTACTATTCAGTATCAATTGACTTATTCGGAAGAAAGGAGAAAGACAATGTCAACTGAGATATTTAGTAGTCTTGAAGAAGATGCTAAACAACAACGTGAGATACCGACAGATGAAAAGTTAGGAAAACTAAATTTAGTTTGTCGTAAACTCGTAGAAAAACAACGTCAATATGATGAGTATAAAACTTTAGCTAGTCAAACGTATGACGAAATTAAAGATGTTAAAGAAAAAGAAATACCAGATGTAATGGCGTCTTTAAATATTAGTAAATTCGTTATGGACGATGGCACAGAAATTGCTATTAAAGATGAATTATATGCTAGTATTAAAAAAGAAAAGGAAAAAGAAGCTTTACTTTGGCTCGATAGTCAAGGTTTAGGAGATATCATTAAACATGATATAGTTTTATCCTTTGCTCGTGGTGAGCATGAAGAAGCTGAGAAGATTAAAGGAGTATTGAAGGAAAATGGTCAGAATAGTTATGACGAAAAAGCTTCAGTACACCCACAAACTTTAAAAGCTACATTTAAAGATCTTCGAAATAAAGGTGAAGATATACCAGAAGATTTATTTAATTGGTATGAAACACCTTTAGCGAAAGTAAAATTATCGAAAGGAGAAAAATAACGATATGTCAGAAGAAAAACAAGTTGCTAAAAAAGAAGCAACTAACGTAGTATTAGCTGAATTAGCAGATCAAATCGTAGCTGATGCTGGTAAAGGACTTCAGAATGTAAAAACTGAAGATATGAGTATTCCACGATTGGCTATTGTTCAATCAGGAAGCCCTCAAAGGAAGAAGAAAGACGACAAATATATAGAAGGTGCTGAAGAAGGACACGTCTTTAATACAGTAACTAATACTCTATATAAAGGGTCGATTAAAGTTGTTCCTTGTGAGTTTATGAAATCCTATGTAGAATGGGTTCCTCGTGAGAAAGGTGGTGGTTTAGTTCAAACACATGAATCTCGACCTTCCGATCTAACGAAGAATGAGAACGGTCGCTTTGTACTTCCTAATGGAAATGAAGTTGCTGATACAGCAGACCATTACGTTATGGTCGTTAATGAAGATGGTTCTTACGAACCTGCTGTAATGTCGATGACAGGGTCTCTTTTATCCGTTTCTAGAAACTGGTTAACTAGAATGAAACTACAAAAAGAAGTAGTGAATGGTAAAATGATCGAACCTCCGACATTCTATTACGCATGGGAAATCTCTACAAGAGAGAAAGATAATGATAAGGGTTCATGGTTCGTTTACAACGTAGGAGATCCATCACCTATTACTAACGCAGATTTATATAAAGATGCGAAAGCTTTATCGGAATCTATTAAAAGAGGTGAGAAAAAAGCTGCAGCAGTAGATGGCGATGACATCCCATTCTAATGCTAGCCGAAAATTTTTATAATTTATTTAGTGGTTTAGACCGTGCTTACGGCAGATATGATTTAGATACAGATCAATCTGGCGTAAAGCGGTCTGGTACAGCAAGAACAATAGCTGAAAAGCTAACGTTAAAGCAATGGGAACTACACTTATTAGGTATGCAAGGACTTGGTGTAGTTCCTATTCGTGACGATGCAAAAGTTTTATGGGGAGCGATTGATATTGATGAATACGATTTAGACGTAGATACATTATCAAAGAGCCTAGGAACATCCCCTTTTATACCTTGTTTAACTAAATCTGGTGGAATACACCTTTATATTTTCTTTAAAAAAGCAACATCAGCGAAACTAGTAGTTAATAAACTTAGAGAAATTACATCAGCATTAGGAAAACCTAGCGCAGAGATATTTCCTAAACAAATAAAGCTAGTTACTGATCGAGGAGATGTAGGAAACTGGATTAATATGCCATACTTTGGTGGTAAACGTTCTACAAGATATGCCGTATATAATGGAGAACATATTACTAATCCTGAAGATTTTCTTAAATTAGCTGATATTCGAAAGATTAACAGTATTGATGAAATAAAAATTCCACAACTTAAAGAACAAGATAAGAAATTATTACCAGATGGTCCACCTTGTTTAAAGTATTTACTTCAACATGGATTCCCAGAGGGTACAAGAAATAATTCATTATATAATATAGGAGTATATTTAAAGAAAGCACACCCTGACGAATGGGAAGAAAAGATAGAGGAATATAACCATAATTATATGGAACCTCCTTTAAAATCTAAAGAAGTTCAAACAATAATTAAATCTTTAGAAAAGAAAGAATACAACTATATGTGCTCTGAACAACCGATTAATGCTTTCTGTAATAAACCAGTATGCTTGACTTGTAAATTCGGTATTAGTGATAATGGAAATTTACCTGCGATTAGTGGAATTACTAAGATTAATACAGATCCTCCTACTTATTTTGTTACAGTAAATGATCAGAGAATTGGACCTATTGATAGCTTAGAGATTATTAATCAAAAGAACTTTCAAAGGGTTGTATTCGAGAACATGAATACTTTAATGCCTATCGTAGCACAACCACTATGGCTTGAAACTATTAATGAATTAATGGAAAAAATGGAGATTGTAGAAGTAAATTCTGACAGTTCTAATAGAGGAAGATTACTAGAATTATGTGAAAGATTTTGTACAGGAAGCACTTCTTCCGATATAGTAGAAGATCTATTACGAGGTCATGCAGTAACGCAAGATAACGTAACGATGTTTAGAATTAACGATTTTATGGAATTCCTAGAAAAACATAGGTTCAAGGAATTTAAGTTACATGAAGTAACTGCTCATTTAAAAGAGTTTGGTGCTGAGCATATGACTAAAAAGATTAAAGGAAAACACGTTAATCTCTGGTCAATGGCTAAGTTTGAACGACAGGAAGAGGAGTTTACGAAGCCTGAAATAAAAAATGAAGAAGAGGAGATATCTTTTTAATGGAAAAATGTAACAAATGCGATTGTCTTTGTCATAAAGATACGACTTGTATGTGCGAATGTGCAGTTTGTAATTGTAAAGACTGTCAGCCACCAAAAGATGCTACTGTACAAGTAACAGGAGTATCGTTAGATTTAAAATCATGAGAAGAGGTTTATGGGCTAATATTCATGCTAAAAGAAAGCGTGGAGAAAAGATGAGAAAAAAAGGAGCGAAAGGTGCACCGACTAAAAAAGCTTTTCAAAGGGCTAAAGCAACTTCTACAAAGAAATAAAGAAGATGAACACTCTCGATATTGGGGAATTGGATCCTAATATCTGTCCTATTTGTCAATTAGATATTGACGAAGATTGCGAGTGTTTATAAAGGAAAGGATATGTTTTGTATTTATTTTTCGACACCGAAACGAACGGCTTGTGGCGCCGTGATCTAGAAGCCACTGATCCAAAACAACCACATCTAGTACAAATAGCTGCACAGTTAGTAGATGAAAATGAAAAAGTTGTTAACCAATATTCAATGCTTATTCGACCAGAGGGTTGGACTATTCCTAAAGATGCTGAGGATGTTCATGGAATCTCCAATGAGAAGGCAGCTACTCATGGTGTACCTCTTATTAGTGCCCTCTCTGTGTTTAATTCTATGGCGGCTTCGGCTCATACACTTATCGCACATAACCTAGCTTTTGACTTGCAAATAATTGCAAGAGATTTTCATTACTTAAAGAAATCCTTTCGACAACCAAAAGACTTGCATTGTACTATGATGAGTACAAAAGATATTTTAAAATTAGAAAGCGATTTTGATGATTATAAATTTCCTAAGTTAATTGAAACGTATGAACACTTTTTTAATGTAGGATATTTCGATTGGCACGATGCTTTAGCTGATGTTCAAGTATGTAGAATTGTTTATTTTCATCTAAAGAATAAAGGAATTGAGTTAAAACAACCACGACAGCTTCCTAAAAAGCTGTTAAAAGTAATGAATAATGACGACTATGAAGAATTAATCGGTTTAATTTCATCTATAAATAGAGATAATATAAGCGATTGGGAGAGTAATTTTCTCAAAGATCAAGAAGAAAGAATAGAGAAATACAAAGAGAAAGTTATGATCTCCGATAAACAAATGAACATTATAAGGAGAATGGCAGAAAAATGAAACGCATCGTTGTAACCGGAGCAACAGGATTTCTAGGAAGAAATCTATGTGAGAAGTTATTGGAACAAGGACATCAAGTTATTGGTGTTGATAATCATTTAACAGGAAGTGAATCTAATATCTTAGATGAAGATAATTACAGTTTTTATGAAGCTGATATCGTTAAAGACGATCTATCAATGCTTCTTCGAGATCACAATAAAAAAAGAATACATTACATCTATAACTTAGCTTGTCCTGCTTCACCAGATCATTATAAAACTCACGCATTTCAAACTTTAGAAGCTTGCTATAACGGAACTAAAAACATGATTCAGTATGCGTTAGAGCAAGGAAATATTCGTATGCTTCATACTTCTACAAGTGAAGTATATGGAGATCCTGAAGTAGATGATCAGAAAGAAACGTATTGGGGAAATGTAAATTCTTTCGGACCACGTGCTTGTTATGATGAAGGTAAAAGAGTTGCGGAAGCTTTAATTTATGAAGCAATTAATAAATTAAAATCGAATATAGGAATCGCAAGAATCTTTAATACTTACGGTCCTTATATGGCGATTAATGATGGTAGAGTAATATCGAATTTTATTACTCAAGGTTTACAGGGTAACCATCTTATCATATATGGCGGTGGTTTTCAATCTAGATCTTTTTGTTATGTTGATGATACAATAGAAGGTTTAATTAAAATTTGTGAAAGCGACTATAAAGAAATATTTAACGTAGGAAACCCTGATCGTCATTCCATTGTAGAGATAGCAGAAGTAATTGCTGAAAAGACTGACGCACCTGGTTGGAAAAATGATGCTCCTTCACCAGATGATCCTATGCATCGAAAACCTAATATAGATAAAATTCAACATTATTTAGACTGGACTCCTAAAGTAAAATTAAATCAAGGATTAGACGACACTATAGAATATTTTAAGTATGCTCTCGAAAGACAAAACTAAAATTATTCTAGGTCCACCTGGTACGGGTAAAACCACTACACTATTAAATATTTTAGAAGAAGAAATAGAAAGTGGTATATTACCAGAACGTATTGGCTTTGTATCATTTACACGCAGAGCGATTAAAGAGGCGAGAGATAGAACATTAGAGAAGTTTAAAGAGATTGATAAAGATCAATTAGACTATTTTAGAACACTTCATAGCTTATGTTTTAGATCTCTCGGTCTCAATAGTGAAAGAATATTTAAAGGTTTACACGTCACGGAATTTAAAAAGATACTTCGAATCGATATGACCGGTGATGTTGACGAAGAACAGATTGTATCTAATGGTGCTAGTTTAGGAGATCGTATGTTATTCTGCGATCAGTTAGCTAGGGCAAAGATGTGCCCGTTAAAAGATACATGGAGAGAATTAAAGTGTGATTATTCATGGGAAGAGCAGAAACTATTCTCTGATACTCTTGTTGATTTTAAATTAAAAAGAAATCTTCTTGACTTTACCGATATGTTAAGTTCGTTTCTCGAATCTGAATACACTCCTGATATAGATATTTTATTTGTTGACGAAGCACAAGACTTAACAAAGCTACAGTGGAAAGTAATTGATAAACTATCTCATTCCGTCAAGACTATCTATATTGCAGGAGATGACGATCAAGCAATCTACAAATGGGCAGGTGCTGATGTAGATACATTTCTCAGTCTTGATGGTGAGATTAGAATACTGCCGTTTACTTATCGATTAAAAAAGCGTGTTTTTGATTTAGCGAATCAAGTAACGAAAAGAATTATTAATAGATACGATAAAGATTGGTCTAGTTCAGAGGAACAGGGATCAGTAAATTATATTGAATCATATGAATATGCTGATATGTCAGACGGAAGTTGGCTTATCTTAGCTAGAAACAACTATCAATTATATCCGATTGAAAAATATCTAAAGCAGAAAGGATATGTCTTTGAAAGAAAGTTTGGCGGATTTAAAGCGAATAAACACGTTGTAGCAATTAGAACTTGGTTAGATCTAGTTAAAGGAAAAGAAGTGCCTTACGATTCAATTATGAAGCTTTATAGCTGTATGAGAACAGCTGAAGGCGTTAAAAGAGGATTTAAAAACGGAAATAGTTTAGATAAAGAGAAAACTTACACATACAAAGAACTAAGAGATAATCACGGACTTATCGCAATGGGTAAGTGGGAAGAAGCTTTGACTCTAATTCCTGATGATGATAAATATTATTATCAAGCTTTAGAAAAGACAGGGGACTTATTTTATAATGAACCTAGAATACGATTAAGTACAATACATGGAAGTAAAGGTGCTGAAGCTGACAATGTTATGTTACTCACCGATGTATCTTATGCTACATGGAAAAACATAAATGATCAATCTGACGATGAACATCGTGTCTTTTATGTAGGAATTACGAGAGCAAAGAATAACTTATTTATAGTGAACCCACAAGGATTATATAGTTACCCGATATGATGATGATGAAAACAAATAAAGAAATAATGGATTTATTTCTAGAAAGGTGTGATTCTGAAATTTACGAAGAACCCTACTCTAACATGCACGATAGCGTATTAAAGCAACAAGCTGATTTATTTTTAGCTGATTTGAATATTATGAAAGAAGATAAAATCGTTGACGTAGGATGCGGTTTTGGATTATTTCAACAGTATTTACATGAGAAAGGATATTCTAATACATTAGGAATTACAAAAGCTGAAAAAGATATTGAGAACTTAATCAAGACAGATACACCTTATCGTACAGCCGATATTACATTTACAGGATTAGATAGTAATTATACGGATCATATATGGTGTCGTCATTGTATTGAGCATAGTCCTTTTCCTTATTTAACATTTTTAGAATTTAATCGCATTATGAAAATAGGAGGCTTTCTTTATTTAGAAATGCCAGCACCAGATCAACCAGCAATTCAAGAACATAAACAGAATCACTATTCTGTTCTTCCGAAAGAAATGTGGGCAAGTTTATTACTTCGTTCAGGATTTAAAATTTTAAAATTTGGAGCGATTGATATGAAATTAAAACAACCAGGTAAAGATGAGTATTCAGAAAAGTGGTATTACTATATGGCACAAAAAACTTTAGAAAAATCTTTGTTTTAATATGAAAATAAGTTATTATTATTTTAAGTAGAAAGGAGCATATAATATGAACGCAATCGGAAGCCACATTTTTGCTGGTGGTTTTACTCTCGGAGTAGAGAAGCATTTTAATGTACTAGCACATTTTGAAGGTGATGGTGCTTACGGCGCTGATACATTTGCTTTAAATAGACCGAATATACCAGTTTTTTCTGGACCTTCTAACTGGCCGGTTAAAGATTTCGAGGGTAAAGTGGACTTCGTTTACGGCAATCCTCCGTGTGCTCCTTGGTCGACACTAGGAACGGGTGGTCGCAAAGATCTAGACTGGCGAGATGATCCTCGCATTGAAGCATGGTCTCATGTCTTTTCACTCCTTAATGACTTACAGCCAAAAGCTTTAGCGATTGAGTCCGTTCCTAGAGTATTTGCTAAAACAGGAGGTCGACCTATGATTGAAAGTTTTACAGAGAAAGCAATAAAAGCTGGATATAATGTTACTCATTTTTTAGTAGATGGTCAATACACAAATTTAAATCATAGTAGAAGAAGATTCTTTTTTATGGCGCATAAAGGAGGCCTATCTTTTCCTCGATTGAATTGGAACCCTGCTCCTACTATCGCAGAAGTTTTATCAGAGGTACCTGATCCTGGTCATTGTAATTCGTTTACAAAAACTGAAGAAGAATTAGTTTCTCAATGTGGTCAAGGAGAACAGTTAAGAACTGTGTGGGAAAAATTAAATCCACCTGAAACTTGGGTGCGATCTGAAAAAGGAAGAAGAGGAGTTAAAGGTAGACCTCAATTTATGAAATGGAGATTAAGAGATAATAAACCTGCAGGAGTTATCGCAGGAGGGTTTTATATTCACCCTACGGAAAATAGATTATTAGGCCATAAAGAATTAGCGCACTTCTCTGGCTATCCACAAGACTATAAATGGGCCGGTCCTCCGTCTGGTTGGGGATCATTAATCGCACGATCAGTAATGCCGCCAGTTGGTGAGTTTGTTGCGAGAGTAGTAAAGAATTCAATTGCTTCAAATGAAGAAGCGAAAGAAGATGTACAGCTAGTGGATTATACAAAGCCACCTGCTATGGAGGATTTATTTGCATGAGCCAATATAAAGATATTGATGCTTTTCATAAAAAGTTTAAATTTAATCAAGGTAAAGGAATTAAGTCAATGAACTATAACTTCGGTAATTGGCGTGTTGACTTCCTTATGGAAGAAATTGCTGAATTAACTGATGCTTTAGATAATAAAGATGATGTA